ATGCTGATATGCCAGCACCAGCGGTAGATGATCCCGCAACTGAAACTCAGATTGCTCAGTCAATTACAGGTCAGCCAGATAATGTAATAGCAGGAGAAGATCCTGACGTAATGCCTGAACAGGAGATTGCATCAACGACTTCTGCATTACAAAAAGCTGGCGTAGACACAACAGATATTGTTGCGGTACGTAATATTTTAGCTGGCGCATCACAAAAAATCTATGATAAAGCCAAAGATGGTTACATTAGCCCCGATACATTTGATGCTGACATGAATGATCAAGTTGACATGCTGGCACAAACAATTGTCGATTATTCTCAATCTACTCGGATCGTTTAATAATGAGAGATTACGAACTTCTCCCTGATGAAGAGTTGACTCAAGAATACCTGATGCAAGATCGAGAGTTCTTGCAAGATGCCTCTCAATTCTTAGAAGAACGTGCAGGAGAAGAAGTATATACAGAAGAGGAAATCATGGAGCGTTTCTTAAATCAGATGCGCTCTTCTTCTGTGAATGAGGCTAGCATGATTGCAGATCTTGAGTACGCTCAAGAAGCTGATGATGCGGGAAAGGCTCGCTTCGGTAGATTGATTGATACCTTTGATCGAATGGAGACTACTGATGGTTTTAGTAGTAAACTACTCGACTACGGGGAAGGTATTGCTACTGCTCCATCGACTATTGCTGGGCTGGCAACTGGCTTCATAGGCAAGGGTGCCGGTATTGCAACTGGTATGGCGGCTCGTGCTGGCTTAAAAAGTTTACTGTCACAGGCCGCACAGAAAGCTACCGCACAGACAGTAAGGGCTGGTGCTCTTCGTGGTGCCGCTGTAGAGGCTCCTATTGCCGCTGTCGGTGAAGACTTAGCTCAGCGTACTAGAGAAGAGGTAGGACTTGGCAGGGAAGAAGGTGCAGTGGCTACTGCGGCGGCTTTCGGTGGCGTGTTCGGCGGAGGTTTCGGTGCTGTCGGTGGTCTGATTGGAAAGAAAATGGGCGAACGTGCTGATGAATTAGCACAATCAGCACAGCGTTCAGTCAACCTGAAGAAAAGCAAACAGCGTATTACCAATAAAACACAGACTGAACTGTTAATGCAGATTAATCCTAATGTTGTAGAGTATGGCAGAGAAGTACTGGAAGATTTAAATCAGAACGAAAAACTTGCCGCTTACATGGATCAAGATACGATGGAATCTGTGGCGGTAGCGGCAACTCGCTTTGCATCAAAGTTAAAAAGAAAGCCCAACGAAAGAATTACTGAATCAGTTATGGAAGCAATGGAGGAAGGCGAATTTTCAACGAAAGAAGTTCAGGATATCCTAGACGAGCATGGCATCACGATCACTGATTTTGTATCTGCGTACGCAACTACTGTCAGTGATGCGGGTAGGACACTGGGACGGCAAGGACGAATAATGAAAGCCTTGCTAGAGAAGGGATTTATTTCACCAGAAGATGCGGATACTGTTAATGACTTTGCTAAAGGATCTAAATTTGTAGACACGCTTCGTGCGATGGATAGACTACGTTTAGGTACGATGACATCTCAACTAGCAACTACTGTCCGTAACACCGTGGGTGGTGGATTCCGCATGGCAGTAGATGTATTTGATACTGGATTTGCTTCTTTAGCGGATGCCTTAGTTGGAAAGAAGACTTTTGGCGAAGCAACTAAAGATGTTTTTTCTACTACTCGTTTCTTCTTAGATCCCAAAACTGCCCAAGTAGTTAAAGAATTATTTGAAGCTAACATGCCCAGTGAATCCCGTAAATTATTTTTTAGTGCGGCATCAGCAGAGGCTAGGCACGGTGGAACTGGTGTATTAACTAAAGTCGCTAACGCTATTAACGTAGCTAACACAATCTCAGACAACATATTTAAACGTGCGATATTTTCATCAACTCTGGATAGACAATTAAGAGAGAAGACAGGTAAGTCACTGATTAAAACTATTCAAAATGGTGAATTTAATACGATTGACAAAGACACAATCAAAAAAGCTGTCGAAGATTCTCTGTACTTTACATACCAGAACAGGCCTTCATACGATACAATGGCGGGTACAGTAGGAAATACAATTATCAATCTTCACAAAGATGCACCATTTTTTGTTTCTATGTTGATGCCTTTCCCACGGTTTATTATGAGCCAGCTAAAGTTCTTTTCAGAACACGCCCCTATTCCCGGTGCTCCCTTCACAAAATTAGCTACACAAGGACGGATGCCTACTAAAGAAGAGCTAGCGAAGAATGCTACGGGAAGTGTATTGCTAGGCTTTGGTCTTGCTTGGAGAGCGCAACAGGATTCATCTACTGCATGGCATGAGTACTACGACGAAAAAGGAAATGTTGTAGACATTACAGGAACGCTTGGGCCAATGGCACCGTATGTAATTATGGGCGATTTAATTATCCGTGCCCGCCGTGGTGATCCTATCGATTCCATAGGCCAATATGCTCAAGATTCATTTGAGACATTAGGTACACCACGATTCAGAGGTGCCTTTGGACTACCGCCTGTTGACGGTTTATTCGATGACTTCGCAGATGGTAAGTGGGATCGTGGTGCTGGTAAATTAGTGGGTGACCTTATGGGTACGTACACAATACCTGCGGCAGTCGTTAGGGACTTTGTTTCTGTGTATAATCCCGATGCTAGATTCGTAGAAGATCTTAACCGTATCATCGTTGGTGATGGACCAGATGCCTATGTCAATTGGTGGGATTACTCTATCTTATATGCATCTAAATACCTACCATACTGGAATGAAGACGGAGGACTGACGTACTCTGTGCCTGAGGAACAGCGCAGATACTCAAGCACGAAAGGTGTACTTAAAAAGACCGGACAGATAGGAAAACAGTTTACTGGTTTAACTATGTACACGCCAAAGACTGAGTTTGAAAAAGAAATTGACAGACTTCAAATACCACGATACGAACTGTATGGAAGGGATAAAGACCCTGTTCGTAATGCCATCAATCAAAAGGTATTAGGTGAAAGATTACCTGAGATGATGCTTTCATACATGAAGTCCGCTGACTACCAGATTATGAACGATGTTGAACGTGCCGCATATATTAAGCGCATGGTTAACTTAACTGCTAAAGAGATAGGACTCAGAGATATTGTTGACGGTCAAATGGAAGAGATGGTTGAGAAGGATAAGCCATACTTCTATAATCAAATTATGCGTGAGGCATATGAAGGTATCAATAGACGAGATCGCCGTTTGCTAGAGCAGATGTGGGAAGAGTCTGACGAATACAACGGAATGACTGTCTACGAAGCAGGTGCGTTTATCTGGGCAGTTAACACATACAAGGATGCGATACTAGGAAGAATCCAATAATAAAAAACCCCTCATTGCGAGGGGTCTGATGGTTTGTAGCCAATACGGACGCATTGACTAGCGGGTGGGACCATTGGTCAATGTCTCAAAGTATGCGGCATTAAAACCACGTTCCCATTCCCTACTCTGTAAATCATCCTTACGTTGATATGGGTTCTTCGTGAAGCCACGCCTAAACGCTTGGTAGCCTTTTTGAAATTGAATCTTTAAAGGGGCAGAGCGTAATCTTGACATTGATACTTTCCTCCATATAGTTATATGCGGATTATATCAAATGTCAAGCACATAAACAAATGTTATTTACGCATCTTCCTTTTCATGTATCTGATGGTAGCCTCCAGTTCTTTGATTCTTTGATTAAGTTTTGCGAATTCTTGCTTAACTTGATCTTGACTCATGCGGCCTGCCACCCCCAATCATCACCTTCCATACCTGCGGCATTGTAATCTGTCACAACACCCTCAAAGAAATTCTTGTGCGAATCTCCTGATACCACCCAATCTACCCATGGTAGTGGGTTCTCTTTAACTTTGTAGTTACCCTTCAAACCCAACTGAATCAGTCGTCTGTCGGCGATGTACCTAATATATTTTTTAACTTCTTTTTGACTGAGTCCTTCCAAATCTCCCATCTCATACGCAAGTTCAATAACTTTGTCTTCAAGAGCAACTGCATCTCTAACCATTTGATAGATATCTGATTTAAATTCATCTGTTACAATCCTTGGATGTTCTTCACAAAATGTACGGAATAGTTTTGTCATACCTTCACAGTGCATCGTTTCATCACGTATGCTCCACTCGACAATCTCACACATACCACGCATCTTACCTGTACGTTGATAGTTTAATAGCATTACAAACGCACTGAACAAACTCATGCCTTCATTGATTACTGACCGGGCAACTGCCTTGGCTAAGCCTGACAGTGTGTTTACATCAATATCAGCCATAAACTCAATCTTGTCAGCCATCTGCTGATACTCTAAGAAAGCTGAAAACTCTTCTTCGGGCAGTCCTAATGTGTCGTTGAGTAAAGCGTAACTACGCTGATGAACAAATTCACGATTAGCAAAGCTAGTAAGCATAGCCCGTATTTCGTTATTCTTGAATTTAGGTATGTAAGACTCCAAGTAGTTTGTTCCAACTTGGACATCCGACTGCGTAAAGAGTCTAAGGATCTGTGTAATATGGTTTCTCTCGACATCACTTAACTTCCCGTTATTCCACTGCGCTACGTCATCTTGTAACTTAGCTTCCCATTCACCCCAATGCACCTTTTCATGCTTGACAGCGAAGTCCACAGCCCATGGATATAGAAATGGTTTGTATGTTTTTGATTGTTCTAGTAGGGGCATTATACCACTCCGTTTGTTTTGTAGATAAAAAAGCCCACCGAAGTGGGCACCGTTAAGTAGTTATACTCAAGCGAGAAAATCTGTCAAGACTTGACTTTTTGTAATTTGTTACGTAATTCGTTAACTTGTTGTCTTAGTTGAACAATTTCATCTGCGGCTTTTTGCGCTAGCGCATCTGGGATAACTTTAGTCTCCCAGCCTATATCTGTTTCGTTTATCATCTCTAGTGCTTGCGCCTGACGTAGTATCTTAACTAGGTCAAACTCTTCATCAAAATCTTTACTCATGGTCTTCGTACCCATCATGTTCATCATCATAACAGCCATGTAGTTGTGTAAAAAACTCATCCAATCCTGAGTAACACATGGCGCAGAACGCTACAGGAAGTACGCCTAAGTATCCGTCAATACCGCCCTCAAGCTCAATGTCAAACTCGCAATGGCACACTGAACATACTAATTCATTATGGCTTCTATCTCTCTCTGTAGTCACGTACTCTGCTGGACCCACCGCTATACGTATTAATTTTTTTCTTGCCATCTAATCATCCCTGACAACTAATACATTCTTCTGTATCCTCATCAGAGAAATTTTTTAACGCATTGCGTTCAATTAACGCACCTACTTTATCAGCAGATACTCCTGCGTTTGTACGTAGATAATACAGACCTTTTAATCCCTCTTTCCACGCTTTGATATGGACAGAGTTGACATACGCCTTCGGCGAACCCGAGGGAAAAAATAGATTAACGCTTTGTCCTTGACAGATGAATTCCTGACGCTTGGCCGAATGTTCCACAACCCACGATTGGTCAAGTTCAAACGCAGTCTTAAACGTTTTGCGTTCTTGCTCGCTGAGGAATTCCAGATGCTGTGCCGACCCCTCATTAGAAATGATAGACTTCCACGTTGTTTCAGTATTTTCACCGTGTTCCTCCAATACTCTTTCTAGTGCTTTGTTCTTAACCAGATGCGCACCTGCACGTGTTCTATGTGTATACGCATTCGACTTGATAGGCTCAATAGACGCTGAGCACCCGCATATGATAGACGAGTTAGCATTCGGAGCAATCGCAAGTAGATGAGCATTACGCCGCCCTGTGCCTGCCATATCAGGTGCTTCGCCCCTTTCCTTACCAAGGTTGTAGGTTGATTTAAGAGCATCCTCCTTGATGCGCTTAAACATTTGATAATTTTCACTAGCCGCCTGCCAAGATTCCCAAGCAATTCCTTTGCTTTGCAGGTAGCCGTGAAAGCCCATTGCTCCAAGACCAACTGATCTTTCCATGTACGCACTGAACTTAGCCTTCTCTAACTCTTCCGGAGCATGTCGGATAAAGAATTTAAGGACGTTATCCAAGAGTCGTACCAAGTCTTGTACCATTCTTGTAGATTGCCATTCATCCCACTTTTCGAGATTGACTGAGGAGAGACAGCAAACTGCTGTGCGTTCTTCAGATGTTGCGAGATGTATTTCATTGCAGAGATTAGAGCCTCTAACTGAGAGTCCAAGTGCTCTTTGAGAATCCTGTAGCCCTCTGTTTGCTGTGTCGATAAAGTTGAGATATGGTGAGCCTGTTCTGAAACGAGCTTCAAGTATTCTTTGCCACAACTCTCTAGCTTGGATTGTACTTCTGATAGCTCCTGAATCAGGGCATCGTAGTTCCCATTGTTCTCCATTTTGTACTGCCTCCATAAAAGCATCGGTGATATTTACTGCATTAAACAGGTTGAAGCATTTCCTGTTCGCATCCCCTCCAGTAGGGACTTTAAAATTTACAAACTCAATGATCTCTGGATGCGACACATCGAGGTATGCGGCGTAAGAACCCTTGCGAGTCTTACCTTGTTTGTAAGCTGTCATCTGTGAATCGACAACTTTCATAAATGGGATAACACCCGGAGCTTTATCACTTACAGGGCGTACATCAGACCAGTGACCGCCGACTCCACCTCCTTTGACAGATAACCATGCAACTTCAGTATTGTGAGAAATAAGGGAGTCCAGATTGTCACCAACATAAGTGAGAAAACAACTGATAGGAAGACCCTTGACGGATTGTCCATCTTCGGGTGCGTTACTGAGTACAGGGCTAGCAAACATAAACCAACACTTGCTAGCGTAGTCATAAATCCGTTGAGCAAAAGCATAGTCACCCTCACAATATGCGACAGCGGCACGTGCAAATGCCTGCTGTGGCGATGTTTCGTTTTCAAGCATGTAGTAATCTTTAAGAAGTATTTGTGCTTGCTCGGTTAAATTATCATCTCTTGCAAGATCGATGTTGATACCTAAGTAATCCATCAATCAAGTCCTTCAATGTCAATTGAGATTCGCTTGAGATTCGCACCCGGAATGTCATACACACACGCATCGAGTACTTCTTCGACTGTTTCTGATACTCCGTCTGCTGTTCTATACTCTGGGGATAGCTCTTCCGTGTCGATCTCAAAATCTAATTCCACCTGTACGTCTATAACCCGTGACATTACCAATTAACTCCCTCAGTTTTTTTCATTAGCTCTTCAGCTTTTCTGAGGTACCACAAGGCTTTTCTTACGTTGGCAAGAGGGTCACCCTTATTCCAAAAACGGGTGCCGGTATACTTTAGGAAATTGCCATGGCAATAATGAATAGCATTGTAAGGTCCAAGTACGTCGATAATGTAATCTATTGTCTCGATTTCTCCAGTATTGTAATGCTCTGGTCTATTAATCTCGTCGTACAGTTCATCTTCAACCATGTCTTCAATGACTGCATTAACTTCTGGCGACAAACTTTCACGTATATCCTTGAAACTCATTATGCATTCCCGTGCGTCTTCGTATTAAAATTCAGAGTGATGACATTGCCTTCTTTGCTACGTACAAAACTCGGCTCCTTTTCTTGCATGTCATCTACAAATTCATCGATAAGTTCTTGATAATTTTTAACAAAGTGTTCTCTGATGTACTCCATAAGTTCTGAATCGGCTTCCATTAGAGTTAGGGTAGATGCCATCATACCGACAACGCTTCGTATCTTAGTTAATTCTTCAACATCTAAATCGTCAAGTATATCTTCTTCAATATGTGCTGATACTGCACCATTCCATGTTCCATTTTCAAACTCTGGCGTTAGCACTACCGCAAAAGATGATGTGTTAGGTTCAATATCTTTCATTATCTACCTCAATATTTTTTTGAAAGGTACAGGTATAACAGCTTTATCAGAAATAGCAAGTTTTTTCTTTTTCTCTTCTAGCCAATCATCGGGGACATCTTTATCTGCATACAAGAACCCGTGCTTTTGGCACCAATCTGCGTATGTAGACTTAGCCCCCTTCCTTAATTTAGCGTTGGAGTTACTAAAAACAAAACGTATATCTAAACTAGGATGTTGTTTTTTAACACATAAATGTTTCATTCGATCGGCAGGTGTAAACCTGCCTTTGGTTTCAACAATTATCCCATTGGGAAGTAGGAAGTCTGGCGTGTATCTCCTATACGCCAAATCTTCCCATTCCACTTTTAGGCACTCGTATTGCACTTTACACTTCCTTGTGGTCAGGGATTGCAACACGCTGTGCTCTAACCCAGAACGATACCCATGTTTGAGTGCATTAATCCGTGTCTTGTTTCTTTTTATACTCATCAGCTATCTCTATGTATGCAACGATAGGCGGCTCCTTCGCCTGTGATGCAAGAGAGGGTAGCTCTTGTAGAGAGGGCCAACACTTGTATCTGTATTTACACCAACCGCACTCTTCAGATAACACCATGTTGCCTGTTGGTTTCTTACGAAATGTTTCTTCAACAGGATCGAAGCAACGCTTAAACTGATTATCTGCTAGCCTGTCTAATTTATCTTTAATGTTATTTAGAATTTCTTCATGCTCAATCGCCATGTCCCAAGCAGACACATATTTAAATTCGCCATTTGCTTTGTTGACTACCCACCATCCTCCGGGTTCAACAGCTAGTGCTTTGGCATATCCTGCAAGCTGTCCAATGTATCCAAACGAATCATGATCTCTCAAGGTTTGGTAGTCTTTGAACTTGTTCTTGTACGACCAAGGTGATGCAGACTTGATATCATCAACACGCTTATCCATGATTAAGTCATGAGTGCCATCAACTTTGTGTCTACCAACATGTAATGTAGACTTGTGTCCATCACTGAAATCCACACCCGCTTCTGTCAACACTCCTTTGAAGACAGCTTCCACAATGTCACCAATCATCATGTTCATCAGGAAATTAGCTGGAGGTTCAATCCCAGAGGCAGGATCGTTTTTATCAAACCAAAGCTGGCAGGCAGGTCTTCCGATGTTAGACATGCGAAATGTGAACTTACGCTTACTCTGATTGAACTGTTTCTCAATAGCCTCCTTTACATCTTTGACGATGCGAGCAATGGTGGCATCTGACATGCCACGCTTCGCTTTCCTGACATCTTCAAGATACCGATGTATCTTTACCTCTGCCGGGTGAGTGACATTCATTAATCATCACCCTCGACTTCGATATCGATGAAGTCCTCAACTAACTCCTCATCCTCTGCGGACATTTTCTCTGCACGTTTTTCATTCCATGCATTGACAATGTATTCGTTGTAATTATTAATCCACTCAATGTAATCAGCAAACTTCTGCTGATCAGCATTATCTAAGTCGATTGAATTAGCAAAGTCAACCGTAGCAGTTGGCAAGAAGAAAGACGAACCTGTAGGTAACTTACGCTCTTCAGAGCCACATGTAATCATGTGCTGTACAGGTAGCCTACGTTGCTTAGCCATCATAGTGAATGGCTGACCCATGATCTTGAACGCATCCTTGTTCTCGACTTCCCAGATAAAAGGGTGGACATCCATGTCCTTTTCATTGCCATCCGCATCCACCGGATTGACAAGCTCAACCTCACCTAAAATGACACGAACACGTTTGATCTGCTTGATCAGTATCTTTGTGTCTTCAGGTAAGGATTGAAAGTCTTTAATGTAACCTGCGGGCTTACCACAGTTAAGACCGCCTGTATTATCTTT